ATACTGATTAATAAAGTCAATCACTACAGGAGTGTATTTCGACTCGCAAATTGGAAGGAATGTATATGTCGCTTTTAATACATTAAGAGAATCGTATATCTGGACTTTATTTCCCGTTGCTGTATACGATGGATGAACTCTAGGAATACATCCCCACCCTGTACTCGAAGCAGCTAATGTAGTAGACGCACTTAGGTCAGGTTTAGTGTAAACAATAACGTCACCACCATCATAAATATTGTAATAAACTAAGAATAAATTTATCTGACCTGCATAATCCCCCCCGTTATAATAATATGTTTTATTTTCTAGTAAATAATTCCCTAAATCTACATTGCTTCCACTTTCGTAATAAGTATACCCGTCAAAAGCGTAGTAATCTGTAGTGTCTAATAGCGTATATGTAGTAACGTCTAATTTATATCTCTTGATTCGAACATTACACCATTGGCTTGTACTTAACGTTGTGATTGCTGTTGGATCTTGTCTCGTTGCAAATGATAAATACTCTCTAATATATGGTGATATATCGTAGGTCGTTAACGTATTATTAGACGCAGGTATTAATTTAGATAGTGTGTACTTCGCATTGTTTGGAGATGGCTCACTTGTACCATTCCATAGAAATATCTCTATCTTACTACCTTCTTGTCCTGTCTCGTTAACAGATATAATGTAAGGACTTCTTGCAAATATATTAGCCATTATTTTTTAGGACTAACTCATCAGGAAGTTGCTTATATGCCTTCTCAAATGGTTTTGTAAAGAACAATGAAGGTTTAATACCTCGTGCCCATATGTTTTTAGCTGTGATAAATCCTATTGCTTTGTAACTGCCTTTAACATATTGTCCCTTCTTATCCCTTAATCTTAAGTTCTTTCTTTGGGCCCACTTTGCTATTAAGTCAGATGGTGGTTTCTTAGTCTTGAAACTATATGGACTGTTTGGCGCTTGCTGTCCTTTTACTTTTGCGTTTGGAGAAACCTGAGATGGGTTCGCACCTTTAACACCTTTATCGACATACGCACCATACTCACCTAAATCAAATGCCATGTAGAAAGAATTAGGCATTGCCTTTGCTTCACCTTTAATCGTATTATACAATCCCTTCCTATCGTTTTTCTTTAGTTTAGATAGGTTAGATTTAGATTGTTGTATTACATAATCCTTAAACTTGTCTAACTCTTCCTGTACGTTTAACATATAGTCATCTCGTTTGCCATTGTAATATCAAAAGTCATAGTGCAACCAGCTACATCGTCCGTAAATCTATCAACAAAGAATTCAAAAGATGCAGTTTCTGATTCAATAGAGTAATTGTCACCAAAGTCACCTCTTCGCATACTTTCAAACGCACGTTGACAAATCATTAATGTTTGATTATGTATGTCGTCTTCGTTATTATTTCCGTAATACAAGTGAGTCAAATCTTCTTTGGTGTAGTCTACGATGTCCATAACAATCAACGTAACAGAAAACTTAATTGTATTCTCCTCAAACGCACCATTATCAATCATGACGTGAGCTAACGGATACATATCTTTTTTAGCGTTCGTAATCTTATCCAAACTACTGTTAAACTTCGTAATGTCTCCTTTAGCGAGTTGATATATTGACTGATACCATCCCCATCGTTGTCCAAATTGAGTTGCTTCGCTAAAATCGTTTTGTTCTTCTTGGTCATCTGTTTCTCCAAATAGGATAGGGTAGCTGTCAATAGTTCGCTTCCTAAATTCCAAAAAAAAACCGATGCAGGTAATACAACATCTAAAGGAGCGTACTTCATTAAGTCAGCATAGTTCGCTGTACCGCTGTATTTCTCTATGGTATACTTATCCCCTTTCTGACTCGTAATAGGTCTGTACATAACAGCCATCGCTTTATGGAATGATTGCACGTCGATTATGTTAGACTCTAAATCTATGTACTCACCAAACGATATATCTTCTAACTCATTAATGAAAAGTCTATTACATCTGAAAGCTTAATATTAACCACGTTCTTTAACTCTATACCACAAAAGATCTCAATCATTTTCTGTGATATAAACAGCTCTGAGTTATCCTTATTCGATGCAACTACCATGTATTTCTGATAGTGCATCAAAGGTATCTCACTTAACGATGTTGGTATTACTAATTCTAACTTCATTTAATCAATTTTCTAATAGCTTTCCAATACTCTAAACTGCCCTGAAACTTCATAATTTCATTGTCTATAGCTTCATACATCTCTAACTTCCACCCATCTCCATGGGTGGCTTTAAACTTCTCGATTAAGTCTAAGGTTACATCTTTAATAATTTGTTTCTTGTTCGGAACTTGAAACGTTACTTCTTTAACTTCTGTTTTCATATTTTGTATTTAGTAAATTGAATACTTCCCTTTGTTTGGATTAGCTAACTGATATGACACTGCGTATCTCAAAGCATCCAATGCGTGGTTAAACTTATCTATCGGTGTTTCCGACTTCTTTTCTAACCTACTATGTTTAAACCTTGTGACTTTAATTCTGCTATCAATCTAGGCTCTGCATTATCTGCTACTATCAAATCATTCCCCGCAAATTGTCTATTAAGTCTCGCTAGTTCGGTTGTAGTTAATCCGGCTTGGTATATATGTAGCCGAACATAGATAGTCTTCCTAGTCTTATCAATTGACGTTTCGATTAATGTCGATGGATCGTTACTGAATCCATAATCCTGACCGAATACACTTCCATTATCTTTATTGAATGGTCCTATTCTCCAATGGGTAAATATAACTCCTTCCGCTTTTTCTAACCAGCCCCCGAGGATGGTGTGTTTATACTTGTCTGGTCTACGTTCTTTTATTGTTTGTATTTGATTTAAGAATGATTCAGATAAGTTATCTACATTATCTAAATAAGTAGTATGTATGTATGTTGTATCACCTTTAATTGTATTGCTCCCCGCTTCAACTCCTTTTGCTTCAAAGAACTTTTGATAAATAAAGTGAGTCTTCATAGCTGGATTTAAAACTAGTATAACTCTATTTTGTTTATCCTTAGCACGAATAGAGAAATCTATCTTATCAAATACATCCTCATCTGTTAACTCTTCAGCTTCATCTAGTACAAAACAAGTGACACCACTCAATGACTTTAAATTCGCTGTCTGTTGTCCCGAAGAAGTTTTGATACCCTTAAACAGAATCTTACTACCTGTCTTCTTATTTATAATTTCGTCCTTAGTAATATGAAAATCTTCAAACTTATCTAGTATCTCAATCTTCTCTATGAATTCAGGTATAATTGATACATGAGCAGAAGTAAGAGTATATCTAGTAAATAATATCGTATGTCCTGATTCATATGTTAACAATAATAAAAACGCATTTACACTAAATGATTTAGAAGATCCCCTTCCTCCTGTGACTACATAGTATCTTGAATCTCCTTTAAATAAACTTGTATACTTTGGGCTTAAATTGAATTTCATTTATCAAACGTAACTATGTCCTTTATGTTGAACTCTAATCCTGTAACATTTATATCTGACTCTAATCTTTCTTTTGGTTTACCACAACCATACTCAATTATAATCTTAGCAGCAGCAATCCTATCTGAAGGTCTTTTTGTTTCGTCGATTGTTATTTCAGCTATTACTCTAAAAGCATCTTCTACATGTGGTGCAGCTAAATTAAAACCTTTAATCTCATCGGATAGACTTTTACGACCAGCTTTACCAGCAGTAGAATGTCCTCCATTATTTTTTCTTTTATCCACAATTAATAAAAATTAATTATTTAATTAAGGCAAATAACAAAAAAGTACTTACCTGAGTATATAACTTGTATTATATCGTTATTAGTATGTGTCATATATTTTCTTTAAGTCTTGGTACTGGTCTCTTAAACAAGAAGCACAAGAAGTATATTCTAATCTCCCTGTTTGGAATACTCTGTTGTGTGTTCTTTGCATCAACATTGAATCTACTAAGGATGTCTCAGCTTTCTTTAATCCTCCTTCGTTAAGCCATAAGTATTCATCTTCATTTAGGCAAAGTGGTTTCTTTCTATAGGACCAAAGTTCATTAAGTTTTGCTTTACGTTCATCACATTTGCAGTCTTCTCCTAATATAAACTTTGCTACCTTATCTATTCCTGTTGCTTGGAGAACGTTCTCGATTGTATCTCCTAGTCCTGTTGCTTTTCTTTTAGCCATTCGTAATCTTCGTTTAAGTAAT